TTCTAAAGCGGTTCCTAAGTTAGTATTGGTCGTGTTTCCCCAAGTACCATCTTGCTCTCCAGTTCCTATGAGTTCTATCTTTAAATTTGAATATGTTGACATATTGTTTCCTTATCCTGTAACTACTGTTGTCCAATCAGGAACTTGAGTAGTGTCTATTATAACCCATTCTGGGTCTTGAGTAGTGTCTATTATAACCCAGTTCGGGCTGTTAACTAGAGGTCTAAAACCTTGTAATACTAATGCGCCACTAGGTGGTGTTATTATTCTTCCTCTTATTAAAATTGGTGCTACTCCAGCTAATGCTAATGCTCCACTATCTGGTCTTACTACAAGCCCATCTAATACAATGGGAGCAACTCCTGCTAATACTAATGCTCCTACACTCGGAGTTATAACGGCACCTTCTAATACTATTGGTGCTACTCCAGCTAAGGCTAATGCTCCAGTTGCAGGAATCTGTATATGTGACTCTACAACATTAGGAGCTATTCCAGCTAATGTTAACGCTCCTACACTTGGCTCTACTACTCTACCTCGTAACGCTGTTGGTGCGACACCAGCTAACGTTAATGCTCCTACACCTGGAGTCCGTATTGCAGTTAAAGATACCGTTGGTGCTACTCCAGCTAGTGCCAATGCTCCTACACTTGGAGTTATTACTTTACCTCTTACTAAACTTGGCGCTACTCCAGCCAATGCTAGAGCCCCTACGCTAGGGGTTATTATTACACCATCTAATACTATTGGTGCTGTCCCTGATAAAGCTAATGCACCTACACTGGGGGTGATTTCAACTTCAGTCATGCCCCAAGGGCCTGAACTCCAGGTACTTCGTCCCCAGCCGGTAGCCATTACTAGCTCCTTATGTTAACGTAAATATGCCAGTAGCAGCGGGTAAAACAGTTAATGTATTAGGACTTGCCACAGTAAATTGAGAAGACGATAGTTGACACCAACATAATAGTCTCCCTGCAGCTGCTCCAGTAGAGTTACGTAAAATAGCATATTTAATATTAACTAAGCTAGCTCCTGAAGCTGTAAATGCTAAACCTATTGATGACATAGTAAACTTCATTTGTTTAGCTGATGCCCCCACTGTCCATTGAGCTGTTGCAGGTACTAAATTTCTACCCCCAGTAACATACCCACCTGCTGCCGCTACTTCATTTGTTATCTCTGAATACGCACTTAACGTAAACGTAGAAGCGTTACTAGCCGATTGAGCTAATACCATTTTAAAAACGCCAGCACCTAGTGTAATGCTTCCGTTCCCTATATATTTTTTGGCTTCGTTATATAATTGCCATGCTGATGCTGCCATGTTAAATCTCCTTAATATCGGCCATTGATGCACCGGATTCTAAAATATGATGGAGTAAACCCCCATAAACTTCTAACTCTATCTCATCTCCTACCATTCTAATTAAATCTATAAACTCTTGGGCTTGAGATAGCATCCAAGGGTTGCAGTTAAATATTTTCCCGCTCACGTTTACAGGTATTACTATCTGCCCATCATTTTCTAGCTGTTCATATGCGTGATGCTTATTATCTTCTAAACATGAATCACACCCAAATAAGTGAAATCGTTTAAATCCTAATGTCCTAAACAACGGTATAGCCCTTAAAAGAACTGTTGATCCGCCAGGTACAGGCCACCATGTTTCATACTGCTTATCTAATAGTTCTTGTAGCATTTCAGCTTGTGTGTGCCAAACATAAGTTCTATCTTTAGGTAATCCATCAAATACACTTGGATGACATTGTGATGCTATAAAATACTTACAATCTTCTACTACAGGTTTGGTAAATCGTGCATTAAACTTTCTTGCATCTACCATGACCATAGCAGAAGGAGTTAAACCATTATCTAAACACCATTTATAGGCATTATTAATAGTTATAAGTTTAACACCATTTGCCCTTAATTGCTTTATTTTTTCCGTATGTTGTGGTAAGGATGGGCCTCCTCCTACAATCATAACTTCTATATCATTAGTTGGATGTGGTTGTATTTGTAAGAAACCTTGTTTAATATTATGAGCTACATTCTTTTTTATCTGCTCATCATCAGTATTAACCGTCCCTGCCTCTACAACATCTTCACCACTTATCCAATTACTTACATAAAATAAACATGCACCATCTACTTCTTTAGTCCAATGAATTGCACATTCTAAATCTTTAAACTTTTGTAACCACCACTTAAATGGGCGTACAGTCAAATGCAATTTATGTCCTACCAATTCACTTGCCTTATCATCAACAGTAGATATTTGAAAAAACACGTGTTGTGCTGCGCTCAAACAATTACTTAATACTCTATCTACATGATGAGGTCTTATATGCTCCATCACATCAGTACAAAAACCATAAGCTGCTTGAACCGGTAAAGGTTCTGATAAATCTGCTTCTACAAATTTTAACGCATGCTTCTGTGTTTCTAACATTGGGACTATATCTGCATCTAAACAGTTAGGCGCAAAGTCAACCAAAGTCACATCTAATCCACCAAAAAACGCTAGGTTTAATCCACCTCGTCCTGTGCCACATCCTAAATCTAAAACACTTGCTCCTGCTTTAGGTTTAGCTTGAGCTAAAAACTCATGAGCTACTTTTTCTCCAGGAGCATCTTTTCTATACTCTGGCATATCCCATACTTTTTTATATAGGTCTTTTTCTAAAGGTCTTACATTTGTTACTTGTACTTCTGGTGCATCGGACATTACCGAAGATATTCCTGTCATGTTATTCCTTTTTATTCAAATCGTATAAGTGCTTCTGTTGCAGTATCTGGTGGGAATGTCACATTAAATGTATTATTATCCACCGTTACATTACTACCAAAATCTAAAATAGCAACAGTGTATTGTAAACCATTACCTCCGGTATTTCTATATATTACAGCTCCTCTTGCAGTAAATGTAGATGATGGCCAAGAAGTATTGCCAAAACTAACCCATCCTGCTACGGGATCAAAAGAAAACCCAGGAGTAGCTACAACTAAATCATTTCCCCCTGCTGTATATCCTGCGCCCACTACTTCATTGGTAGTGCTATAAACTGTATCTGTACTACCCGGACTTAAGTCTGCTACATCAGTATAAAGGGCTATCTTATATGTTTGATCATCGCTGAAATCTAATTCACCTGTTAATACTAAATACTTTAATCCCGTTGTTGCGCCTTGTATTATTGAAGCCATTATGCGCTCCCTCTTTTACCTTTAACCGGTATTCTAGCTTGCCCACTACGATAAGCATCACGAGTATTCTTACCTTCTCCTAATCTAATTAGTTCTGCCATAGCTTGCTCATATCTAGTAGAGTAGTTAGCTATCGTTTCCGCGTCGGACTTAAGGTACGTAGCCGCTTCCAACAATGAACCATAAAGTAATACGGAGCTATAATTATCTCCCAACCAACTCTGACCACTAGCGGCAGTAGTAATAGATTCAGGATAAAAAAAGTAATGAAGCTCAGCAGTATAAGCTTTATCAGGTGTAGGGCCGAGTATAAATGTTGTATCATCGAAGATGGCATAGTATTGAGGTTTTCCGTAGTGAGCTTCATCAGTGTCTGGAAATGATTGTCTTATAAAGTTAACATCTTTATTTAGTAAAAACGTATATTCATTTGTTGCAGGATCAACGGCTGCTAAACTATAAGTAGCTAGCCAATCATCTGGTACATTTAAATACTTGTTAGCAAAATCAATAACACCCGTATCATTTCTTCTTAAGTCTGGGAGATTAACCCCATTAAAGATTCTGTTTTCAGCTTGAGTTATAAACGTGTTTACATCTACTGTAGAGTATTCATCTTCAGTATACGATTGTATTTGTGCGACTAATTCAGTATAAGTCATTGCTTATCCTTATACTAATGGACCGCGGGCTTTACCACCTTTAGTAGCTGCGCCATTACCACGAGTCACTACGCCTGTTGTCTTAACATTTTTCTCTGGGTATCCAGCAAAATTAGGTACAGGTACATCTTGAGGTTGTGCATAACCATCTACCATTTTAGCTTTTCTTTCTTGGTTTTCTTTCATTTCTTTCTCCTAAGTTATCGTTATTGTAACATCTGCCACTACTGTGGTGACTACTAAATCATTAGGTGTAAACTCATTTGCAGGAGGTCTCGCTCCGCCTACTGGGTTATACCCCCACTGTATATCTCGTGACCCTGTTATATTGTTATCATTAAAACTCTGGTCAGGTCTTGGATTCCTTACAGCTTGTGGATCACTTACAGGATACATTCCTTGTAAATTTTGTGGCTGATCAGGGTTCCAACATTCATTACACGCTAGTATATTAGTTTTTGTTTCTCTTACAAATAAACTTTTTAAAGTCCTTAGTTTAAATTGAAAACCACAAACATCACAGTCAGCTATGGCATTCTTATTAGTTGTAAACT